GGCCTATCACTCACGCAGCAGTGCCGCCGTATTCAGCGGGCACCAGATCCGGCAGACCGCACTCGTTAATCAGGATCTCCGCCACCTGAGCTTTCAGCTTGGGAGGAACGTCCGCAAACTCCCACGGTTTCCCGGTCTTGTGGTTTTTCGCCTCCATACAGATCTTGCTCGCGTACAACATAGCCATCATTTCTTGATCTCCTTCCAGTAAAAAATATAGGTTCAGGGCCAGCTCGGCCCAAAACTCACGCATAAACAATATCGCCCATCTCCAACAGGCAGTTTTCCAAGAACGTAATGTTCTGCGCCTGCATCTCCATCTGGGCTTTGAGCCGCTTGTTTTCCTCCGCCAGTTCGTCATTGGTGGGAGGCGGTACCTGCGGGCGCTCACCCTCCGGCACCCGCTCAATCGTGATGCTTCCGGGCCACGCTTCGGCCTGCGCGAGAGCGAGGTTGCTGTCGTACTGCGCCGCCAGTGTTTGGATCGCCGCTTCACAGCCTGCCTCCCGGCCTACCTCCTTGCCCTCATCGTCACGGATGATGGAGATCATCTTATAGCGGATGCGGGCAATGCCGTCCGTCTCCAGCCAGTCCGGGTGCAGCTCGTTCCAAGCGGCCACCTCTTCCTTCGTGGCCCCTTCCGTCCATGCTGCACCATCCCAAACGGGGACTATGTATCCATCCGGGGCCGTGCTTGTCCGCTGTCTGGGCGGCGTCGCATCGATCAGCTGCTCACCCTCATGCAGCGTGTAATTCTGCACGGTTTCCACGCCCTGATCTACCAGCACAAGGACATAGGTGACATATCTCTTCTCCGCATTGATTACACAACAGTGTTTTTCGGTCATTTGGGTCTCCTTTCCCGGCCCTACGGCCGTTTTTCAAATAGATTTTTGGTATAACTTCGGCTAACAAGGCTCCCGGCGGGTTTGGGCTGGGGGGCAACGCAAAATGGCTTACCGAAGCCGATGACGTGAATGCCATATCTGAATCTGGGTGGTACGCATGGGATAGTCCTCACACCCCTAAAAATGCGATCAATTTGGCCTGGTCCAATATAATGCGCGTGGATGCACAAAACGCGGCTGTCAACGCAAAAACAATATATGGCGTAGCTGACAATCTCCTTGGAGCCGCAATTGTGGCAAGGAATATGACGTATGGCTCACACATCAGCGATTGGGAATACGAAAACCCACCCATGGTGTTGGGCACTGAGTACCGCACCACGGAGCGGTACTTGGGGAAGCCTGTGTATTGCAAGCTCATTGATTGCGGTGCCGTTCCTGACGTTAATACTAACAAAACCATCAGTTTTTCCTGCCCGGGTATAAGCCGGATCATTTCGTGGACTGGCAATGTAGATGTGGGAGGAAACACTTTTGCGCTTCCTTATCATGAAATTGGCCGCGAAGTAAACAACGCCAGTATTTATGCATTTGTGAACTACACCGGAATTACTTTGCGCACAAGTGATTCGTGGTTTGCGGAGAACGGCGGAACAGCGCAATGTACGATTTGGTACACTAAAACCGTCAATTGATGGGTCAGTCGGTCGACTTGATATAGTACACTTTTGCAGTTGCTGTAAAGGCGGGACACGTCGAGCCCTTTATGATTGTAACGGTGTTCGCATTTGAGTAAAACGCCTGTGCATTTGTATGCTCCAGACTTCTATCTGTGGACCCAAATGGCAATTCCGGCATTGGTAAAGACCAGCTACTATATGTTGCGCGGCATTCAACGTGAATCATTTCCGTAGTTCCAACGTTGACGGTTTTGCCATTCGTGCCCTCTCCCAGATCAACCAGCTTGCAATACACCGGCTTGCCAAGATGGTGTTCGGTAGTCATGTACTCCGCGCCCAACGCCATAGGGGGATTGATCCATGCCCATGGTGTATAGGTGTCACCATAACGCGTCCGCCTGAGACTGCAGTTGCTATATTTGCCATACCCATATGTCAAATCTGGGACAATAATATGTAAAATCTGCGCCGTAACGAGTTCGTTGTACGGCAAATTTTCGATCACATATGCAGTCCAGTCAATTAAACCA